CCGCACTAGAGAACGTGTTGCGGCCACAGTACCAGCTTGGACTCAACTGAATTGGAGTGCAAATTTCCCCAAGCAAGGTGAAGGACATCCGCTGATCAATACAGAGTGGGGAAAATATTTAGATCATCTCAAGGGCAATCGTAAAGATTACGGAAAGAGCCTGGACAAGGATTTAATAAAACCTCGAGGCGAAAGTTATTGGGCAGTAAGTTAAAAACTTATTAGTCGGCACATATATCGTCAACATTTGTTTTAGTGTACTCGGCCTTTGAGTGTTTGGCTTTGTAGTGATTGAGATACTCACCTAGTACTGTATGTCTTAAAGGTGTTTTATATCCTTTCTGAAATCCTGCACATAGATCGTTTACTTCAACTGGTTGTACCACATTTAACGCAGCACCGAATACATCATTGTCGTAAAATCTACGCAGATCTTGATAATCTCTTTCGCGATATCTTCTGCAGTATTCGTCTCTGAACTGTTTAAATCTTCCGTGCTGAGTATTGACTGCAAATATTCCTGTTTCAGGCACTAACCAGTTGCCGGGTTGTCCGTCCTTGCCTTTGTCGTAGATCACACCCATATACATGCTTAAACATTCGGGCAGTAATAAATCAGTCAATACAGATATTGGCAGTTTCTTAGCAGTGATTACGTCGGCATCAACCCATACTATCCAGTCGGCGGTGCTATTATTCATGGCGTGCATAAAACTGTACGCTTTTTTAGCAAACTTTTTATCTGACTGTCTTAGAGTTGTATCCGCCTGATACTGAGCATAATCAGGCTCTAATTTAGAAAAATCAATTTGCTTTATTCTTTTACTGCGAGTGGCTAATTTAAATTCTTCTACATAACAAGTTAGAGTTAGTTCCTTGGGCCAGTATCTAAGAAAACTTCTTACACTATCCTTGCCGATGAGATCATAATATCTCTGATTAAAACTTGTAATAACTTCAATCATTTATTTGCCCATCCTTTCATATGCGCCCAGCACTCCCCAGATTTTAACTCGTTGTGGCTCCAGTGAAACTGCGAAATTTTTTCTATCCAAGATTGACGATCAGGCATGAGTGGATTCTCAATTTTAAAAATCTCACTACACGCAACTTCTTTTGCTTGACTTCTTTCTGGGTCAGTTACAAATACTGGAACACCTTCAATGGCCGCTGCTACACCAGGGCTGGAGTTATGACTAACCACAGCCCAGCACTGCTTGAAATCGCGAACAAGACTACTACCCGATTCACTTAGATGTATGTTTAATAGTCTTCTACCAGTGCAGAGCTTTATTAATCTCTCGCAGTATTTGACAGCTCTTTTATCGCCCGGGTGCGGTCTAATCCTAATGGGTCTGTCAGAATATTTTCTTATTTCTGTGATAGTTTTAATAGCCCAATCTAACACGTCCCAGCCTGCCATACTCCAGCCGCCGTCTCGTTGTAAGCATAGTAAAATATGATCACCACGAGTTCTCCAGTTGGCCAATTTAACTCCTAACTGTTTTTGTATTTCTATCCATCTAGCAGGGTCAGGATTTTGATTGCAGTATTCGCCTGTGTTGGGAAATATTCCGTCGTAGCTGTAGCGTAGCCAATAGCCTGGATTGTTTGTATTTTTATACAGAAACAAATTTGAGTCTGCTATGATAGTACGATTGTTGGACTGTTTTTGTCCGTTGAGAATATCTTGTCGCAATTGTAAATGTGGTGCAGTCTTGCCTTCTTCGTGAACCCAGCCTAAGATTACAGCAACAGGGCTTGGTTGATATACTGCTGAATCTTCTATGATTCCCTCGTCACCAAATTTTGATACACCCTGTGCAAAGTATCTAAGCGTGTTGCTTTTATCCTGTGCTTTTTGCAAAGATTCTGGTGTGTATACTTCTTTCTTAGGTAAAGTAGCTGTATAACTTACGACTTTCATTCTTGCATCATCCTAAATGCTGTTCCATCTTTAAGCTCTCTCACATGATATTGCCCGTATGCCAGACTATGACACCAAGCATCTAGCAAGGCACGATCTGGCCAAAACGGTTCGTTTATTTTATCAAGTGTGGTATTTGCAACAGGCCGAGCCACATGACTGGGTGCCAATACAAATGCCGGCACCCCTGCCAGTATAGATTCTACTGCGGCAACGCTATTGAATGTGACCACAGCATGTACATCTTGTGTTAGTAAATGATTTAGTGGAGTAGTTACAATTCTGTCAATTCTTTTCGGAGCCCGTTGTCTTACTTCAACAGGCCGATCTGTTAGTTGTGCAAGTTGTGCAACAGTTTCCTCTACCCATTTGGCCTGATCAATTCCGTAAAATCTGCAGGGTTTTTCGTCTGGTGCTGCTACTATAATCTTTGATCCTGTCCGACGCGGATGCAGGGTGATACCTAATGCTTGCCATCTGTCAGCAGGTCGTTCTTTTATTGTGTTCTGTTGTAGATCATTTTTTACTATTCTGTGATAAAGCTTTGAGCCATGGCTGTTTTTACTGCCAACATTATTGCCCACGTAACCTGAATCCATGTACCAGAAATCGTGTGAGCCTGCCCAACACTTGTGCATGAGTTTGTATTTGAGTATACCACGCAGCACAACTTTTCTGTGATCCATTTCAACATCATAATGGAAATCAAAGTAATCACTGTCGGTCGGTTCTGTGCCAGCACTACGGGCTAGCATGTTGATATACTCGTCTTGATTATTTTTACTTAAGAATACCCAATCTTCGTTCATTTACTGCCTCTTTGTAAGCAATACTCTGCAAGCATTCGTTCACGATGCCATTCATCTGCCATTGGAGTGGTAGCAAAATCGTGAAAGCAAGGAGCACCTAAGGTATAATGCAACAAGTCTGCATTGCAGTTAGGGCCATATTCGTCTGGCAACCAATTCCATTCTGCTGGCAAATCGCCAATGTGTTCATCTCGAATCCAGGTAAAACGATGTAGCTCTGCACCTGTGGATCGTTGAACAAACTCTGGGGTCAAGCATTGATTGGCTGGGCTCTCACAATTCCATATAATAACGCTGCTCCAGTTCTTGCGAGGATAGTTTTCGTTCTTTGAACCCAGGTACTTTTCTTTCATGCATGTTTCGTAGTTGTGTTTAACTACTTGTACATCATAATGATCCTGTCGCCAGCCCCACAGCTCTGTGATGTCACTACGCACAATCATATCGCCGTCGATAAAAATAGCATGCCCAGTGTAATCCATCAAGTGCGGCACTAAGAATCTGCTGTAGATAAATTGATTGCTACCGTCTGTGTGCGTTTCTTTGTAGTCCTCGAACAAATTCAAAGCCAAGGGAATGATAGCAACAGGTTTACTAGCATGTCGTATAATGCTATTTGCACAAACATGATATGCCACCGCTTCTCTGGGATCATATCCGATAAAAATGGGGATAGGTTTCATACGGATATTTATATAGGTGTTTAATGGTGCTAAATATTACCATGAACAAAATAACAAAGATTGGGAATTGGTGGTTTTTAGAGGATGATGTTACTCGATTTAAAGATCACGCTAATACAGCATGGGGCGAAGTTGTCACCAACAAATCAATGGCGGAAGCTATAAATCTTTGGTTTGCCGGTCGTACACAACGGCACGCAGTTGACATCGGAGCCAACATAGGAATCATGACAGCATATTTTGCTCAACGCTGGCAACATGTTACAGCATTTGAACCTACACCACTAATTTTTGCTTGTCTTGAAAAAAACTGTACCAGAGACAATGTTGATTTAAAGCCAGTAGCACTTAGTGATAAAACAGACACAGTAATTTTTGCTGTTGGCAGAAGATCCGAAATTAATCAGATTGTTTCTTCCGCAGATATCTTATCAAAACATTGGTCCTCTATTGAAGTGCCAGCTGTAACATTAGATAGTTTAAATTTAACTGATGTTGACATGATTAAGATTGATGTTGAAGGGCACGAACTGTCAGTGCTGCACGGAGCAGAACAAACTATACGTGGCCAACGACCGCTTATTGCGATTGAAATTAGTTTTGAAAATAAAGTGTTAGATAAAGAGCTTAATAAGGATCATACAACTGCATTGGATCTATTGTGCAGTTGGGGATATAAACAGATTTGGCACGATCGGCACGATTACATAATGGAACCCGCATGAGAGTAATAGACGCATTTACATTCCTTAACGAAGTAGATTTAGTTAAAGCCAGATTTGAATATCTCAATGACGTAGTCACAGACTTCATTGTTGTTGAAAGTAATCAGACCTGGCGCCACCAGCCCAACCGACCTTTCTTTGCAGAAATTATTCCCACACTACCCGCAGACATACAAGCCAAGATACATTATGTTGTTGCTACGTGGCCAGACGAGTGGTTAAACGATGCTGATGGTGTACAAGAGAAATGGGTAGAAAATGGCACACGCGAGATGGCCCTGACTGAAATGCAAAAATGGGCAGATCCCGAGGACTGGGTCATCATGAATGACTTAGATGAATTCTGGGAAATAGAACTATGGGAAGAAGCTTGTGAAGCGTATCACGTTCACGGACAAGTGGTATGGAATCATGAAAATCGTACTTGCTTTGTAGACTGGATCACTCCGGGAATACCTAGATGGCCTGGCAGCAAGATGGCCAAGTTTAAAGACATTACCACAATGGCAGAATTCTATTGCAGTAAAAATAAAGCATTGCGATTTGTAGAAGGCAAAACAGAAAAAACATTATTCCATCCTGTGACTGGTGGTTGGCACTTTACCAAAATGGGTGACGCTGAAACCAAAGCAAAGTCCATGGGCAGCATACGTGAATGGCGTACCTGGGAACCCAAGATTGGCAAAACACCCGAGCAAGCTGCTGCTGATATTATGTCAGGCTCCGGTTGGAACACAGTGGCAAAAAAAGGAAAAATGCGAGCAGAAGCTGACGGTGGTGCTGGTCTGACACCTCGGATACTCAGCATACTAAAACGCATAAACATATTCTGGAGTAACGGAATTAACCCATGGGGCAACAAGTGAAAACATTTAAATTACCAAGCAATAAAATAATTGATCCTGCCAACGAATACTTTACAAATAAAGCTGGAATTGGATGGAACAGAAACGGGCGCGACAGAATCATTGAACTGGTCAAAGACAAACAAAATGTCATTGACGTTGGAGCACATGTGGGCATTACCACTGTACACTGGCTGATGGCAGGATTCAAACGAGTTGATTGCTTTGAAATCAATCCCAGCCATTATGAATGTCTCTTAGAGAATACTGCAGAATACAAAGATCAAATTACTTACCATCCTGTTGGATGTAGTTATGAAACAAAAACATTAGAAGCAGCATACCGTAGTCCCAATAACTCGGGCAGCTTTCAAATGTTAGACGAACACGTGGCCGCGACTATGCCAGACAAACACAAGTTTTTAGTAGATGTTGTACCACTTGACAATTTTAAATTTGAATCTGTAAGTCTTATTAAGATTGATGTGGAAGGATGGGAGTATGAGGTTCTTCGCGGCGCCATGTCAACTATACGCGAACATCAGCCTATTCTATTTGTTGAATACGGGCATGGTGATGCTCGTAAGAGTATGCACAAATACGACGATTCCAAGTTCCAGGAAATGTTAACAGAATTAAACTATTGTGAACTTGAAGTCACTGGCGATGCTATATTTGTACCTAACAGTTTTGTAGAATGAAACACCCAGCGGCTCATCACTGTGCTTGTGTAATACACGGTACTGCATACGACTGGATCTATGTTGAGCGGCTATACAACATGCTTAAAGCCAACTGTAGCAGTGAAATTATCTTGCATGTGTTTACAGAACCTGGTAGAGCTGTGCCGGCACCGTTTGTCAAACATGAACTGCAAGAATGGCCGGGCATTGCAGGTCCCAAAAAATCCTGGTGGTACAAGATGCAGATGTTCGATCCTAGACACAATTTAGGTCGCATCTTATACTTGGATCTTGATACAGTGATTACTAAAAATATAGATTGGATGTGGCAGTTAAGTGAGCAATACTTTTGGGCAATAAAGGATTTCAAGTATCTTTGGCGCACTACCTGGAACGGAATCAACTCTAGCGTTATGATATGGGATACCAAAAAATTTGCCTGGATATGGGACGACTTTGCCAGTAAAAATATCAATGCCACTGTTAAACTTTTTCACGGCGACCAGGACTATCTTAACACAGTACTGTCAGACCAGGATCGAAGATTTATTGATATTGACACAATAAAAAGCTGGCGTTGGCAATGCAAAGATGGCGGAATGGATATGCGTACACGGCAGTATCGACATCCCAATGCTGGTACAGTAATAGAACCCGAGACTGCTGTTATAATTTTTCACGGCCGCCCTAAACCTCACGAAGTAATAGACCCTGTAATAGCACAATATTGGAATTGATATGATTATACGAAATTTTAAACAAATGGGCGAAGCCTACGGTGTACAACCAGTGGGTATTGTGGCTACACTAGACGGTGTTGAAACTTGTATGCGCTTCGTTGATCCAGTGGCCGCACAGCTACCAGTATTCCCGGATCATCAAATTCACGGTGTAGATTTGTTTGCCTGGACTGACCCTAAAGAATGGGCCGGCTCGCATGCCATGACAATCACAGTCTCTGGTGGCATATACTTGCTGACAGATACCTTAGCTACCTATGGATTATATAGGGATTTAACTAGCCCTACATATCCACCACCACTGCTGCCGGGCGGCCCTGATCGATTCTGCATGCCTTTTACCACTGTGATTGACGGAGTTACATTTAAAGATCCCTTGACTGATGTTGTGATCAATGGTGTTGTACAAACAAGAGAACGTTCATCAAATACCACTGGGCAATGGTACTGGGTAATTCCCGACGGTGGCACATTCAGTTGTACTGTCAATATTCAGCCGGGTATTGATTTGCCTGAATAATTTGAATGCAGCAGCATAAATAACTGCAATCGGAGAGATGTATGACTACAAGAACTTTCAAACAATACGGACAAGGATATGGAGCCACTGCTGCTACAATCGTAGTCACGCTTGGCGGAGTGGAAATTTTCAATGGCGATATTGCCACCCTGAATCAACCTGTTCCAGATATGCCTATTGTTCCAGGCGAAAACCTTGGCGTAGAATTATACTCATGGACCAGCACATTAGAATTTGCAGGCACTCAAGCCCTGGAAATCACAGTAGCCGACGGTACGTTTTTGATGTCCAAAAGCGTGGCCAACTACTTCAAATACATTGATCCGGCTCTTCCATCGGGTCCTTATGCTACTTCGGGCCCGAATAATTATGTGCCTTTTTACTACTACACAGACAATGGCGAAGTCATATACGATCCGTTAAGCAGCGTTTCTATTGACGGTACTGCACAAACTGTAGCAAGAGTACCTGGCGAATACGGACAATGGTATTGGGTACTAGGCCCAGGACAAGTGCTAACAGCCACAATGAATGTTATAGCAGGATATGACTCAACAAACATCTATCCGCCAGTTGTATAAACTGTTGTAAGAAAACAACACAAATTTGCCCCATTTTTGGGGCTTTTTTGTGGCAAAAATACCACAAAAATAGTGGTAGACCAGTAATGGCATTTCGGCTATAATGTTTATACACTAGCAAAACGGAACAAAAGATGAATTTAGCAATTGGCAATCAAGTACGTTGGGAAAGCGCAGCCGGCGCCAAGTTTGGCACTATTAAAAACATCGCTCTTAGCCCTGCTGCTAATGACAAAATTACACCCTGGATTGATGTTGAATGTTTAGTACAGATTTCAGACATGTATCAACTTAGAAGTGTGCGTCTTTGTGCTACAGACAGCAACCTCAAAATGATGCGTGTCGCACTTGTTGCATAAAAACAACAGTCAAATAATGGTAGACCGGTAATGATATATCGGCTATAATAGCTATACACTAACAAAACAGGAGCAGT